GTCTATAATGTACCCTTTGATAAGTTAAATGACTCCGAAAAATTAGAAAAAACGATGGTAAGAGCAGTTGAAACGGAGGGTTTGACTGTTCTTAACACTTTTACTCATCAATTTGAACCCTATGGTGTAACGACTCTCATCTCTTTAGCAGAAAGTCACCTTTCTTGTCATACTTGGCCAGAAAAAGGGTGTGTAGCAATCGATATTTTTACCTGTGGAAGCAAAAATCCACGTAGTGTAGCGTGGTGGATACTCAATTACTTTGATACTGATGATTATGTAATGAATGATTATGCAAGATAGGGTATAAATAAATCTAAAAGCATTAATAATGGCGGTTACTCGTAAATCTAGGGCATTTAAGGATATTAGTTTGTCATTTTCACCTCATCCAGTGACAAAAGACCTTCCTGTGCTTTCAAATGAGCGAGCAATTGTAAGATCTGTGAGAAATTTGGTTGAAACTATACCAACAGAGAGGTTTTTTAACTCTCTTTTAGGCACTGACATACGGGATTCCCTCTTTAAGAACTTTACTAACGCAACTGTTACTATAATTGAGGATCAAATACGTCAAACAATCGGTAATTTTGAACCAAGAGTCTCCAATTTAGCAATTGAAGTCGATGCTATTCCAGATGGTAATCAACTTAATGTAAAAGTGCTGTTTGATATTACTGGATTGGATGTTCCAACGCAACAATTTACATTCATATTAGAACCAACGAGATAATATGCCCTTTACACAGTTTACAAGTTTAGACTTTGATCAAATCAAAGTACAGATAAAAGATTTTCTTCGCTCAAACTCAAATTTTACTGATTTTGACTTTGAGGGTTCTAACTTTTCAGTTTTAATTGATACATTAGCATATAATACCTATATTAATGCATTCAATGCAAATTTAGTTGCAAATGAATCATTCCTCGACTCTGCAACAATAAGAGAGAATGTTGTTTCACTTGCAAGAAATATTGGTTATGTACCTCGCTCTAAGACTGCTGCGATAGCAAGAGTAAAGATCGGTGATATTAATGTTGGACCAACAAATGATTCTACAACTAAGTTTTTAACATTACAAGCAGGATTAGTAGTTGTAGGGAACTCAGATAATACAACTTATCGTTTTTCAATTCCAGATGATATAATTTCATCAAGAATTAGAGATGTAGGTGGAACATCTTTTGCTCAATTTGACAATCCAATTGATGTTTATGAAGGAACTTTACTTTCAAGAGTATATCGTGTTGATACATCTAAAGATCAAAGGTTTATTATAGACAGTCCAAATATTGATAGTTCGACATTAAGAGTATATGTATCAGGTCCAAGTGATACTGGACTTGGAAGAAATTACCGAATGATTGATAATATATTAAATATTGATAAAAATTCAGAAATCTTCCTTGCTCAAGAGGTGCAAGATGAAAAATATGAAATATTATTTGGTGATGGATTATTTGGACGTAAATTAGAAAACAAATCAATAGTTACCACAACATATATTGTCACTGACGGTGCAACTGGAAATGGTCCTTCCAATTTTAGTTTTCAGGGGTCATTTATAAAGAGTGATAATACATTGTTTACACCCACTGATACTATATCAGTCAGTACCGTTCAAAACGCTTCTAATGGTGCTGAAGTTGAAGATGTGTCTTCTATTAAGTATCTTGCTCCAAGACTGTATTCAGCACAATACAGAGCAGTTACACCAAGAGATTATGAAGCAATAATTGCAAATATTTTCCCACAAACCGAATCAGTCGCTGTTGTTGGTGGAGAGGAATTAGATCCTCCACAATTTGGTAAAGTTCAAATAAGTATCAAACCAAGAAATGGTACATTTGTATCAGATTTTGATAAATCTCAGATAAAGAATAAACTTAAGAGTTACGCTATTGCTGGTATAAATTCTGAAATAGTTGATTTAAAACTACTATATGTGGAAATAGATTCAAATATCTATTATAATCCTTCACAAATATCATCTTCAACAAATTTAAGAACATCTGTGGTAACAGGTTTGAATGAATATGCTAATAATGTAGAGTTGAATAAGTTTGGTGGTAGATTTAAGTATAGTAAAGTTAGTACTTTAATTGATCGAATTGATAATGGTATTACATCTAACATTACGAAGGTTATAATAAGAAGAGATTTAAAAGCATTATTAAATCAGTTTGCTCAGTATGAACTGTGTTTTGGTAATCGTTTTAATATAAATCCTGCTGGATATAATATCAAAAGCACTGGATTCACTATCACTGGATTTAGTGACACTGCTTATATCACTGATGTTCCAAATAAAAATCTATCTGGAAACTTAGATGGTAGTAATATGGGCACTCTTTCAGTTGTAACTAAAAATAATAAGAATGAGCAGAGAGTTATTGTAAAAGATGCTGGAATTGTTGATTACAAAAAAGGTGAGGTAATATTGAATACAATTAATATAACCTCTACAGTTAATGATAACAACATAATTGAAATACAGGCATTTCCAGAGTCGAATGATGTTGTAGGTTTGAAGGACTTATATCTCAGTTTTGACGTATCGAAAAGCACAATAAATACTGTTAAGGATGTAATTGCTTCAGGAGAAGATGTGTCAGGAGTTGTGTTTACTAGAGATTACTATACCTCAAGTTACTCAAATGGAGACTTAGAGAGGAAATAATTTATGTCACAAATTGACAAAAGAATAAAAGTCAATACCATAATTGAAAATCAGTTACCTGAATTTGTGCTGTCTGATTTTCCAAATGCTACAGAATTTTTAAAACAATATTATATCTCCCAAGAGTTTCAAGGTGGTACAACTGATTTAATTAGTAATTTAGATCAATATTTAAAAGTAGATAATTTAGTTCCAGAAGTAGTTATAGGTATCACAACTATATCTGCTGATGTATCAACAACTGACACAACGATAACCGTTCCTAGCACGAAAGGATTTCCATCTGAGTATGGATTATTAAAAATTGACGATGAAATAATATCTTACACAGGAATTACATCAACTACATTCACGGGTTGTATTCGTGGATTTAGTGGTATTACAGGATATAATGTAGGAATTTCATCTTCTTTACTTGAAGTAAATCGTGAGAGTTTAAAATTTGATGATACAGCAGCAACTTCTCATACATCTGGTTCATCTTTAACTAACTTATCAGTTCTGTTCATTCAAGAATTCTTCAAAAAAATGAAGAAAACCTTTTTACCAGGTTTAGAAAATAATGATTTTGCTTCAGATTTAGATGTAGGAAATTTTGTTAAATTCTCTCGTTCGTTTTATCAATCAAAAGGTATTCAAGAATCTATAAGAATTTTATTTAAAGTATTATATGGAGTTGATTCAAAGGTTTTAGATTTAGAAGGTAATTTAATAAAACCCTCTGGTGCTGAATTTATACGTCGTGAGGTTGTTGTTGCCGATTTAATTGGAGATGGTGAACCACAAAATTTAACTGGTCAAACAATATTTAAATCTACTGATACATCTACAAACGCATCTGTATCTGAAGTTGAAATAATTAAAAGAGAGGGTAAAAATTATTTCAAAATCGCTCTATTTGTAGGATTTAGTGATAATGATTTAATTGAAGGTGTTTTTACAGTACCAGGTAGAACTAAAGTTTTAGACCAAGTTGGTGCTGGTGCCTCAATTATAAATGTTGATTCAACTGTAGGATTTGGAACTACTGGAACAATTATAAGTGGTGCTAATTCTTCAATTGATTATACATCAAAATCAATAAGTCAGTTTTTTGGTTGTAGTGGTGTAGGAGTTGGGATAGGAACTGCTGACGATATCAGAGCAGATGAAACAATATTCGGTTATGAAAATGGAGATTTAACAAAAAGAGTTGACTTAAGAATCACTGGAGTATTATCAGAGTTAATTCCAATCACTGATATAAGTCTGATAAATGAAGGGGAAAATTTATTTGTAAAAAATATAGGTGAAAAAATTATTAATGATAATGATAATTATAAACAAATATATGCAAATTCGTGGATTTACAATACAAGTTCAAGATTCCAAGTTGAAATATCTGGTTCTACTTTTAATTTGAGAACACCAATTAATAAATCATCACTTAAAATTGGTGATAGATTTGATATTTTAAAGAGAAATGAGCAAGTAATAGCTGGAAGTGGTACTGTTGCAAGTATTGATATTGGATTGAATCAAATAACAGCATCTAATATTGCTGGATTTACTCAAGTGGCAAATCAATTATATGATATACGTAGAAAAATTGAAAAGGCATCAAGTTCAGGTGTTACTCTGTCACAAGGTAATGATAATATAATTTCTGATGTATTAAGTGTTTATGTAGATGGAAATACTGATGGATATGTTGCATCAAACTCTTTACCAAGTTATGATATTACATCTGATATAATTGAAGAAACACTCACAGGAAGCACTGCAGCTGGATTAGACGGATTTAGTCCATTAAACGATAGATATAGTTTTATTAATTTTCCTCTCAATAGAAGTATTAAATTCATACAAGGTGACGCAATCGTATATCAACCAGATGGCGGTGGATTGATTGGTTTAGATACTGGAAGAACTTACTATGTTGATCCTGTGATACCTGATAATCCAAATCAAGATATTACTAAAATAAGATTATTCCAATCTACAGCACAAATTGGATCAGCAAGCACAGTCCAAGTTGGTCCTACAACCTCAACAACAGATGTTCATAGATTTGTTTTAAAACAACATGCAAGTCGAGTATTAGAAGCAGATAAGATTTTAAGAAAGTTTCCTCTTTCTCAGAATCTATTTGTTAGTTCAAAACAAGAAGTTCCTTTTAATGATATTGGTATATTAGTCAATGGTGTTCAAATTCGCTCACCCATATCCGATAATCAAATATATTATGGACCTTTAGAGTCAATTGATCTTATTAATGGTGGTGATGGATATGATATAGTCAAACCTCCTATTATTGGTATTGAAACAAGTTCAGGAGTTGGTGCTGCTGTTGAACCAGTTATAACAGGAACTGTAAAAGAAGTATTTGTAGATCCTCAAGAGTTTGATATTGATGCTGTAACAAGTATTTCTCTTACAGGTGGTAATGGAAATGGATGTGTATTACAACCAATATTAGGAACTAGAAATAGATTTTTAGAGTTTGATAGTAGAGATGTATTTTTCAATGGTGGTGTTGATATAGTAAATGAAACTATAACATTTAAGACTAATCATAATCTCTTAGATGGTCAATTATTATATTACAATTCAAATGGAAATGCTCCCATAGGTATTGGTACTGCGTTTGATGTTGAAAATAAAGTTAGTGGTACACTTTCTGATGGTGCTCCTTATTTTGTCAGATCTATAAACCCATCTACAGTTAGAATATTTAATACAAGAACTGATGCATTATTTGGAACTACAGGTATAAACACTGTTGGTTTATCAACTGATACTGCAGCAAGTGGTATTCATAGATTTAGAACTGAGAGTAAAAATACATTAGTTGCGGTAAAAGTATTAAATGGTGGTTCTGGTTATACTCATCGTAAGTTAAGAGTGAAACCCGCTGGTATTTCAACTTCATATGACACCATAAATTTTAAAAATCATGGATTCAAAAGTGGTGAAATTGTTGAATACTCTGCTGAAACATCATCAATACAAGGTTTAAGTACAACAACTTCCTACATGATTAAGAAGGTAACAGATGATTCCTTCAAATTATCTAATGCTGGTGTTGGTGGTACGTCAATGTCAGATTATAATAGAGGAAAATATGTAAATCTATTATCTACTGGTGAAGGATTTCAAATTTTTAATTACCCAGAAATAAAAGTTAATGTTGATGTATCTTATGGTTCAACAGTTACTGGTAATATAGTTATAACTCCCGTTGTTACAGGTCAATTAATTGGTGGTTATCTTTATGAAGAAGGAACCAATTATGGTTCTGTTACTCTAGATAAAGAGGTAATACCAAAAGTAACAATAGAAAATGGTAAGTTTGCTGAGTTTAAACCAATTATTGTAAATGGTGCAATTACAGATGTTGCAGTTGTAAATAGAGGAAGAGAATATAACTCAAGTCCAGAGGTTGTAGTAACATCAACTGGTGGTGGAGCAGGTGCAGTTGTTAGACCAGTTGTAGAAAATGGACAAGTAATTGATGCAATAGTTATTAACAGTGGTATTGGTTATAGCAGTGTTTCTACTGAAGTAAGAGGATTCTCCAGAGGTAATGGTGGTTCATATATTGCAAGAGTTAGAAGCTTAACTTTAAATAATACTAAGAGATTTGGTGATTCATTTTTATCTAAAAAAGATGATTCACTCAAATTTAGTATACTAGGATATTCTCAAGAAATAGCAAATAATTTTGAAAATACATTTACTGAAAATTCTAATGGTGAATTCAATCAAATAATTGGTCACTCTCCAATTGTAGGTTGGGCTTATGATGGTAATCCAATTTATGGTCCTTTTGGATATTCTGACCCTAATAATATAAACTCTGATTTAAAAATAATTACACCTTCATATAAAACTGATATTAGTAAAGTAATAAATCGCCCAACAGGATATGAGGCAGGATTTTTCGTTGAAGATCATATCTATGATGGTACAGGGGATCTTGATATTCATAATGGTAGATTTGGTAAAACACCTGAATTTCCAAATGGAGTTTACGCATACTTTACAAGTGTAGGTTTAGGAACTGCATCTAATAAGTTAGAGGGTGTGTATCCTTATTTCATAGGAAATAGATACAGATCTCCTCTAATAGTTGAAAATACTACTTTGAATCAAGACTTTGATTTTAATAATTCAGGATTAAGAAGAAATACATTCCCATACAATGTTGATGAAAAGTTTGCAGGTAATGATTTTGTAATTGAATCCTATGAAAAGATAAGACAAGTTTCTAAAATTGAATCTGTAACCAAAGGTGGAGTTGATGGATTTACTATTTTAAATGGTGGCACAGGTTATAAAGTAGGAGATTCAACTAACTTTGATGATGAAGGAACAAATGGATCTGGATTCCGTGCTCAAGTTGATGAAATAGTTGGTATTGGTGTATCAACTTTTGAAACAACAATAATACCTTTTGAAAATGCAACATTTGAATGGGACAGTCCTTACAGAGTAACCGCTAGATTTTTACCATTTATTGAACTTAATGATCAAGATCATGTTTCAATTTCTGGTTTAAGTACAGATATATTCAATTTAACAAATACATTCCAAGTTGGAGTTTCTACACAAAGAGTTGGATTAGCAAAAAGTATGACCACTGGTTCTGCTGCTGGTTTAATTCAAGATTTATACTTGACTGAAGTACCAAATCAAATTTCAATAGGTAGTACTTTAAGAGTTGGATCTGGTAATGTAACTGATGTTGAAGAACTTCAAGTATTAAATGTATTTGACGGAAATGTAGTTAGAATATTGAGACATACAGGAATAGCTCATACTTTAGGTTCTAACGTAGATCTTTTAAATAATGAAATTTCTATTCCAGTCAGAACTAATAAATTTATATCTTCTTTTGATAATAAAATTTATTTTAACGGACCTCAATCAGTTGGTGTAGGAACTACAGCTGGAGGTGCAATTAAAGTTGAAACAGTAATAGGTGAAATCAAGAAAGATATCTCAATCCCAACAAGAACTCTTCATATACCAAATCATCCTTTCATTTCTGGTCAAAAAGTAATTTTAAATAAAAGAAATGGTGCGAATCGATTTGATGTTGGTAGAACTCCTTTAGTAAACGAATTTAAATTACCGTTCTTAGGACAAAACTCAACTGAGGTATTTGTAATTAACAAAGGTCCTGACAATATTGGATTGGTAACTACAAGAGTTGGTATAGGTAGTACAAGTGAGGGATTATTTTTCTATAGTAACGGAACAAATTCTGGAATATCTTCTGGATTATACTTCTTACAATCAATACCTAATCAGGTTATTGGAAATATTGATAAGGTTGTCACAAAAGTATTCACAAATGTAGCAGCAGCAAATACAACAAGTCATAATCTGCAAGAGGGTGATATTGTTAATATTGATGTAATACCTAGTTTAGATGTGGGTGTTGGTTCAACAATTCCAGTATCAGTAAATTATAACTCTGAATTTGAAAAACTTCTGATAAATCCTATATCATTTACAGCATCTGATGTAGAAACAAATCAAATTGATATAGTTGATCATGGTTTTGAAACAGGAGATAAAGTATTTTATGATGGATCAGCGACTGGATTATCAACAGGTACATATTTTGTAAGTAAAGTAAGCAGTAGAAGATTTCAACTTGCAGAAACATTTGCAGATGTTGATAGAGATGATGTTAACATAGTCTCTATAGTGGCAAATACTGGTGGTAATCAAACTATTGCACCTATAAATCCAAGAATCAATGTGGTAAAAAATTCAAAACTTAACTTTGGATTATCAAGTACAACACTCGCTGATTTTGATTTTAAAATATTTTACGATAGAGAACTTACAAATGAATATTTAAGTTCAAAAGATACCTCTGCATTTAATGTTGGAGTTGCAGGTACAATCGGAATTGGAACTAATAATACTGATCCTATAGGAGCTGCATTGACTTTAACTTACTCTTCAAACGCTCCATCAACATTATACTATGGTTTGACAAAAGGTGGTTATATAAGCACTGCCGACAATGAAGTTAAAAACTATTCTGAAATAAGATTTATTGACAGTAAGTATAATGGAGAGTATAAAATATCTAATGTTACTGCAAGTACCTTTGAATTTTCACCAAAAGTTCCAGAGTTTTTATCATATACAAGCGATCAATGTGATAAGTTGGAATATTCAACAAAATCAACTAATGTAACAGGTGAAATTAAAGATTTTAAAATTATATCACCTGGATTTAACTACAAAAAGTTACCTCAATTTAAATCAATTACTAGTGATGGAGGAAGAGATGCTAATATCATAGCGTCATCAAAGACAATTGGTAGAATTAAAAAGATAAGAATAGTAGACATTGGTTATGAATATTCATCTGATAAAACTTTAAGTCCTCAAGCATTTATATCACCAGTTGTAAATATTGATAATCTTGATGTAATTGACTCTGTTGATATTAAAAGTGGTGGTGCAGATTATATAAGCACACCTAATTTGATAGTATTCAACCCAATATCAAACACTGTTGTTGATGATGTTTCATTACAAGCTGTTACACCTAACCAAACTATATCGAGAGTTGACGTATTATCACCTGTAACTGGTCTTGATTCGGTTGTACATCAAATAATTTCAATTAACAATTCAAATGGAGTTGGTATAAATTCAGTTCAAATTAGTAATTCAGGTGTTGTAACATGTTTCCTTGAAACACCAATAAATGGTTTTGATGACCAACCATTCGCTGTTGGCGATGAAATTTTTGTTGAAGGTATACAAAGAGTTGGTGAAGCAGGTATTGGTACTTTAAGTGGTGGAATATCTACAAATACAACTATAGAGGGAACAGGATATAATTCAGAAAATTACAATTATCAGTTCTTTAATGTTGATAATTATGCTGCTGGCACTCAATGTGTATTAGAGTTTAGTGTTGCTGGTGTAACAACAAATCCAGGTATAGCAAAAACTTTCCAGTCAGGTTATGCTGTATTAGTTAACAAGAAAAAATATCCTGTAATTGAACCAATACAATCTAGAGGACTTTTTGAACTTAAAGAAACCCTAATCATAGGTAATGTAATAACAGACTTAAAAGTTATAGAAGTTAGAAATGATTATATTAAAATTGATGGAAAATATAAGATTAAAAAAGGTGATAGAATTAAAGGTGAATTAAGTAATGTATCTGCTGAAATTACAAGTATAGTTGATAATCAAGCGAAATTTACTACTGATTTTTCTAATAGGCAAGATTATGGTTGGTTAGATGATATTGGTAAATTAAATGAAGATTATCAAGTAATTCCTGATAATGATTACTATCAAAATTTATCATATACTGTTAAAAGTTCTATTGAATGGGAGAAATTTGTCAATCCTATAAATCGTCTAGTACATCCATCAGGACTCAAAAACTTTTCTGATACAACAGTAACTTCCAATTTAAAAGTTGGAGTTGGTGAAGTTCGTGAATCAAATCAATCAATTGTATTAGATGTTGGAAACGTTCTCGAACTTAATGATAAGCAGAGAGTTGATGCAATCAATAACTTTGATTTTGCAAGAGATTTTGATACTCGAATTAACGGATCTAAGTTTTTAACTCTTAAAAATAGAACTCTTACAGATTTTACAAGGTGTAAAACAAATAGGGTGTTACTTCATGATGATATAAGTGAAAATTTCTCAAGTGAAGGATTTGAAAGCACTAGTACAGTTATTGAACCTTTAATTGAAGATTTTGCTAATTATATTGTTCAAATAATTGATCCTGATACTCTTGATGTTCAATTTACAGAATTAGTTACTTTAACAACTGAAAATGATGCATTCATTCTTGAAAAGAATACAGATTTTACAACTTTAAAATTAGGTGACTTTGAAACTGAAATATTAACTACTGGAACAAAAAATCTTTTATTCACACCAACAGAAAAATTCTTAAAAGATCACGATATTAAATTACTTAAAATTGATTTTAACACAGACTTAACTGGTATTGGTACAAATGGTATTGGTAGTATAGATTTAACAGGTGTAAATACAGGAATTGGTAGCACAACTGTTGGATTTACAACTTCATCAATTATTGAAATTCCATCATACGATTTCAATTCATTATATGCATCTATTTTTGTTCAAGATAGTCTTACAAAAGAAATCAACTATAATGAAGTGATTGTTGATTTTGATGGAACTGATACAACCATTGCTCAAACATATGTTGATACACAATCAAATCTATCTAATAGTGTGGTTGGAGTTATAACTGCAAGATTTGAAAACAATCTAATTAAATTACAGTGTGAAAATGATAGAGTAAACACACTAGATGTAAGAGCAAATATCGTAGGATTAGGTTCGACTGCAACTGGTATTGGAACTTATCGTTTCAATGTATCAGGTCAACCTATTGGTGCTGAGAGAAGTGCTAGATTAGAATCTGGTTATGTTACTGGAACTGCAAGTCCTATTACATATGCTACAATTAATAAGTTAATTGATAGTAGTGTTAAATCATTAGTTAGAGTTTCATGTGGAGATACTTCAGCAGTTCATCAAGTTGTATCAATAAGCGATAGTGTAGATGTAGTAACAATTCAATATCCATTTGTATCAGCAGGTTCTACTACAGGTATTGGTACATTCGGTGGTGAAATAAGTGGTGATAATATTAATTTGAGATTTTATCCTGATGCAGAGTTTGAATCATTAATAGAGGTTCAATCATACAACCAAATTTTGTATACTGCTAGTGATTTTGAGAATACACCTCCAGATTTAACATACGGTACAGTTGACCAAAGAGTTTTCTTATCAACATACGATGGAGCTGCAGGACTTAGAGCAAATAAAAAAGACTTTGTTATAAAACATCTTGATGTTCCAATCTACTCTAAGAAGTTTAATCCTGTTGGTACTATGAGCACTACCACAAGTTCTATTAATATACCAAGTCATTTCTTTAACACTGATGAAGAACTAACATATACACCTGATTCTACATTTATTGGAATTGCTGGTACTGCTGTTTCAATTGGTGCAACTGCAAACCTTGCTGGAGTTGTTACAACTATTTTACCCGACACTGTTTATGCCAAAGTACTAGACGAAAATAGATTTGAATTATTCACTAGACCTGAGTATGTTGCTACTGGTGCTGCTGTTACATTCACAGGTCTAGGAGCAGGTAATTCTCATAAGTTAACTATGAAGAAGCAGTTGACTAAAACGATAATTGGTTTAGATGGAGTTGTACAACAACCAATTACATTTACATCTATAACACATAATTTAGGAATTTTTGATGGATTTACACATAATAATGGTATTGGTATTGGACTCTCACAATTTGTACTAAGTGGTATTAGTTCTGTTGCACCGACTGATTTCCTCAAAATAGGTGAAGAGTATTTAAAAGTTACTGAAGTTGGATTTTCAAGCACTCCAACTGGAATTATTAATGATGCAACTGATGTAGCATTAGGTATTGCGACTCTACCAGTTGTAAAAGTTGAAAGAGGTCAATTAGGTATCGCAGCAACTTCACACCTAGCAAACGCTACAGCGAGAGTTCATAGAGGTTCATTCAATATAGTTGATAGTACAGTTTTCTTTGCAGACCCACCTAAAGGAAATAATAGATCAAGAAGAGATGAAACTAATTTACCATTTGTTAGAGCAGATTACAGTGGTAGAACTTTCCTTAGAAGTGATTATACAACAAATATGTTATTTGATGATATTTCAGATAACTTTACTGGTATTGGTAAAACTTATTCATTAACTGTTGGAGGTGCGAACACTTCATCAGGTATTGGACTTGGTAATGGAGTTCTATTCATTAATGGTGTATTCCAAACTCCATTAACACTAAACAATACAGGTAATAATTATGAATTCCAATCAGATACAACTGCTGGAGTGTCAACTGTAGTATTTACTGGTATTACATCTACAAACGGTGATTTCATTGTTTCAGAATTTGATATCAATCAAAACCAAGTTCCAAGAGGTGGACTTATTGTTTCATTAGGTTCCACACCAGGTCTTGGATATGCTCCACTACAAGGTGCAAAAGTTAAAGCATTTAAAAATGCTACTGGTGGATTGACAAGCATCGTTGGTATAGGCACATCTTCAGGATTTAATCTTGGTATACAAACTGCAGCATATGATAATCTTACAGGTATTATTACAGTTACTACAAATACTGTTCATGGATTTGCTCTAGAAAGACCAAATACAGTCAAACTAAAAGGATTAGAATTTGTATGTCCAAAAACAGTTGTTGGTACACCAACAAATGCAACTTATAATCCAGCAACTGGTGTATTAGTATTAACTATCGCTAATCATGGATTAACAAACGGTGATGCTGTTGTTCTTGATACTGGTTCAATTTGCTTTACCTGTACAAAAGATAGTAATAATTCTACTCATTGTTATCCTCGTGCAACTGACCCTGCAGCAGGTCAATATCTAACTGTCAGCAACGTAACTACTAACACTTTCAGAGTCAATGTTGGTGCATCATCTGCAAGTGATCAGTATGCTCATACGTTCGTTTCTGCTGCTGCAAACTCAGTAAAAACAATTGGTGGCGGTGGATATGTTGGAGTCACGACAACAATCTTCCAAGATCACGAAAGACCATTATTTGTTGTTGGTATTGTTTCTGATAGAACATTTGAAGTTCAAGCAGGTGCAAGCACAATACCTCATACTTATCAAGGTGGTGGTAATGCATATGAATTCTTTGAAGATCTTACATTTGGTTCAGGATATCGTGGTGGTTCTGTTGCGATAGGAGTTACAGACCAAGCATATGTGCATAGATTTGTAAGTGCTGGTATTAATTCTATTCGTAAAGGTAATTTTGCAGCTACAGGTGCTAATGCATTTACTGCTACAAATGCAGTTTATACATCTCATTCTGGACAGTTAGTTCTTACAATACCTAACCACGGTTTATCAACTAGTGATACAGTTGGAATCGACACTGGTGGTTTAGTATTCAAGTGCTCAAAAGATAATTTCTTCTCAGACCACCCATATCCTCGTTCAGTATCTAAAACAAGTTTCCCTAACTCTGATCCTATTGCTGGAATACAAACAGCGATTACTGCAACTACAACTAATACAATTACATTAAATGTTGGTGCTGGTGGTGGCGGTGGAACAGGTGCACAAGTTTCTGCGATAGTTGGTGCAGGTGGATCACTTGCGTTTACAATAACAAATCCTGGTACTGGATATGTAAATCCTGAAATTATAATTCCTCAACCAAATTATGATAATTTACCAGTTACTGGAATATCAAGACAAGGTATTGGTGCAACAACTGATACTGGTTCTAACTTATTAATAGATGTTAAAGTTGGTGCATCTAAGACAACAGTAGGTATTGGATCAACTACATTTGAAATATCTGAATTCCAGATTGCAAGACCAGGACATTCATTTAAAGTAGGAGATAAATTTAAACCTGTTGGACTTGTAACTGCAGCACACTTATCATCACCAATACAAGAATTTGAATTAGAAGTTACACAAATTTTCAGTGATAAATTCTCAGCATGGCAATTCGGTGAATTAGACTTTATTGATACTATTCGTAACTTACAAGACGGTTCAAGAACAAGATTCCCACTATTCTTTAATGGTCAACTTCTTAGTTTTGAAAAAGATATAAACAATGCACGTTCACAATTAATCGATTTAAACTCAGTTTTATTAATATTTGTCAATGGTGTATTACAAAAACCAGCTTCAGCATATACGTTTGAGGGAGGCACAACATTTGAATTCATTGAGGCACCTAAGTCAGATGCTAAAGTAGATATATTCTTCTATAAGGGTCAGGAAGGAGTCGATGTTGATGTAGCTGATATTCAGCAGACTGTGAAAACAGGTGATGAACTTAGATTATTCAGAGAACCAGCTGGTATATCAACTTCGCAACTAGCAGAAAGAACTCTTAAAGAATTACTTGGTGCAAAACTTGTAGAAACTGATATTTACACAGGTGCAGGAATTGATGAGACTAATGATAAACCTGTGAGATGGACTAAACAAAAAGTTGATATTATATTAGGTGGTAAAAAGATTGATAAGTCTAGAGAAATACTCGAACCTCAGATTTATCCAACAGCGAAAATTATTGGTGATTATACAACTACATCTGGAACACAAAATACAAATGGTATATTTGTTGATGATGCTGAATCATTCTTCTATGAAAAAGGTGATCATTTGAGTGCAAGTGCTCCAAACGAATCTGATGGTGATTACAATCTTGCATTCAATACAGTTGATGCTTTAGTTACATCTGGAAAGGTAAATGTTGGTGCATCTGCTACTGCTATAGTTTCAACTGCTGGAACAATTTCATCATTTGATATTACAGGTGCTGGTAGTGGATATGCGAGTGCAACTGTAAAAATTAGTGCACCACCTATAATAGGTGTTGGTATTGGTACCACTGCAACAGCAACTGCTACAATTACCAACGGAGCAGTTACATCAATATCAGTCACAAATCCTGGTTTAGGATATTCTAATTTGACACCACCACAAGTTATAATAGATTTACCATCATTTGAAACTGAAAAAATTACTTCAATTAGTAATGTTGAAGGATTTACTGGTATTATTACAGGTATTAGTACAACAACTAATAGTGGACAATCAGCACTTAAGTTCTTCTTTAGAGCAGATAAGGCAGCAAATTCACTATTAGTGAATTATCCAGTGTTTATTACAGATACACCAGTTGGTAGTGGTGTAATCTCTGTTGATACTCATAATTCATCCATAGTGGGAATAGGTTCAACATTCTTAGATAATATTTACAAAGTACATGTGGTTCAAACACTGGGTGAAAATGGTGAAATTACATGTAATATCCAAAATGGACAAACAACTGGTGTAGGAGTTGGTTTGACAGGTAACTTTAATAATAGTAATCCTGGTATTGCTACACATCTAGGTCGAATCTCATGGGGTAGAATATATAATGCATCTAGGGCAAATAGTCCAATATCCATTGGAGTTACTGGATTGACTATTAATTCTGGATTGACTACATTCCCTACAATTCAAAGAAAGAACTACACTGCAGCGTCTCTCAGAGGTCTAAGATCTTCAGGTGCACTCAGAGTGTTTGGAATTTGATTCTATTACCTCTATAAATAAAAGGAAAAGAAAAGTTTAGATACAATGTCAGCGATTATTACTGATCAATTTAGAATTCTGAACGCAA